GACAAGGTAATGATGGCGTTCTTATTGGTTGTGGTGGTAAACGGTGAGCCAATAGCCGATCAGTTTTACTTCCGTGACATCACACGGTGTAACACGTTTGCGTACTACGTCAGCACAGGTAAAACCAAGATAAACAACCGCTACCAGATGCAAGAAAACATAACGGCTTATTGCATACCGAAACGGGTGCCAGCCAACACGAAAACTTGGGATTAATATGAAATTTGCAGCTATAAAAAACATTGTCGGCGGGCTAGCTCCCACACTGGGACAAGCTCTAGGTGGCCCTCTAGGGGGTACAGCGGCTTCCGTAATCGCGTCTGTGCTTGGTTGTGACCCTGAACCAAAGGCATTAGAAAAAGCGGTGCAGAACGCTACACCCGAACAACTGGCGGAAATCAAACAAGCAGAACTAGACTTTGAAGTTCGTATGAAGGAACTAGATGTTGATGTGTTCGCCCTTCAGACCGCCGATACGCAGGATGCGCGTAAGAGGTTTAGTGGTGACTGGACTGCACGACTAATCGCCGTGATGTGCGTACTGTTTTTCGGAAGCTATATATTCATGGTAACGATACAGGAACCCAATCAAAATTCAGACGCCGTTATCAATCTGGTCTTGGGCTACTTGGGGGGCATTGTCAGTAGTATCATCAGCTTCTACTTCGGTGCATCACAGTCTGATGGGGACAAGAATGGGTGATCTAATTGAGATGGTAAAGCGCCACGAAGGCGTCAAGTCTAAGGTGTATTTGTGTACTGCGGGTTTTGAGACCATAGGCGTAGGCCGAAACATATCAGAGTCTGGCTTGGGTCTATCTCCCGATGAGATTGACTATCTACTGAACAATGATCTAAAGCGTTGCCACGAAGAATTGCAAGATGCGTACTACTGGTACGGCGGACTAAACCAAGCTAGGCGTGACGCAATGGTCGATATGTGCTTCAATCTAGGCATCACGCGGCTGCGCGGATTTGTTAAAGCTCTGGAAGCTATGTCTCGGGAGCAGTTTGACATCGCCGCTGATGAGTTTATGGATAGCCGTTGGGCTAAACAAGTCGGCAACCGTGCTGTAGAGGTGACTGAGATGATTCGTACAGGCGAATATAGATAATGCCGTTGCGTAAGTTGCTATTCCGCCCCGGAGTCAACCGCGAGACTACTCGTTATGCGGCTGAAGAGGGTTGGTTCGACTGCGATAAAATTAGGTTTCGCGGTGGGTTACCAGAAAAAATTGGTGGTTGGCAGATTATATCTCTCACTACGTACCTTGGTGTAGCACGTTCTTTGTTTGGGTGGGTGACGTTAGCAAACGAGAAGTTCTTAGGCGTAGGTACAAACCTAAAGTTCTACGTAGAGTTGGGTGGCGTATATTACGACGTAACTCCAGAGCGAACCCCAGCGGGAGTATCTCTCACCGACCCATTTGAGACTGTGAACGGCTCTACCACTGTCACTGTGACTGATGCTGCGGGCGGTTACATAAATGGGGATTTCGTAACTTTTAGCGGGGCATCTGCCGTTGGTGGACTTACGCTAAACGGAGAGTTTGAGTTAACGTATCTCACCGGAAGCACTTACACTATAGAAGCAGATGCGGCGGCTACATCAGATGCTACTGGTGGCGGTTCTGTAACGGCTAAGTACCAGATAAACGTAGGCCCAGAAATCGAAGTACCCCTATCAGGCTGGGGTGCAGGTGCTTGGGGTCTAGGTACATGGAGCAACGGTGAGCCGCCTGACGATTCTTTGCGGGTATGGAGCCAATCTAACTTCGGTGAAGATTTAATCTTTGGCCCCCGTGGTGGCAGGCTTTACTACTGGGATGCGTCCGACCCCAACGCACTAACTACACCTGCGGTAGAGCTTTCTACTAAAAGCGGTGCTTCTAACGTACCTGTAATACAAAACTTTATACTTGTATCCGACATAAGTCGGTTTGTATTCTGCTTTGGCACTAACACGTTAGGCACGACTACCCTAGACCCCATGCTTATTCGATGGTCAGACCAAGAGAATGCGGTTGACTGGACACCTGCGGCAACTAATCAAGCAGGTGATATACGGCTATCTAATGGCTCTAGGATCGTCACTGCAATCCAGTCGCGCCAAGAAATACTGGTTTGGACTGACTCTGCCCTGTACGCGATGCAGTACGTGGGGGGTACCATAGTTTGGGGTACGCAGTTACTTGGCTCTAACCTGTCAATAACATCCTCACGCGCTGTAGCATACTCCGACGGCGTTTCTTACTGGATGGGTAGGGATTCCTTTTACCGTTACGACGGTGGCGTTAGCACACTACGCTGCGACCTAAAACGGCACGTTTTTAACGACTTCAACTTTGAACAAGCCCAGCAGGCTTTTGCTGCGACAAACGAAGGTTTTGGCGAGATTTGGTGGTTCTATTGCTCCGCTAACTCTACAACTGTAGACAAGTATGTAGTTTACAACCACGAACAGGACATCTGGTACTTCGGCACTATGGCCCGCAGCGCATGGCTTGATTCGGGGTTACGCGAATACCCTATGGCCGCAACTTATACAAACAGGCTGGTCAATCACGAACAGGGTGTAGACAGCAACGAGGCCGGTGCTGACGAAGCTATAGATGCCTACATAACGTCCGCTCAGTTTGATATAGACGATGGCGACAGGTTTTCGTTCATACAAAGAGTGCTGCCTGATGTGACTTTTGATGGGTCTACTGCCGAAAGCCCTAATGTCACTATGGAGTTGTTACCCCTACAGTCGTCTGGTTCTGGGTACAACAGCCCGTTGTCAGAGGGAGGAACTAACAGTGCAGCAGTGACTCGTTCAGCTATCGTACCTATTGAGGCGTATACGTCACAGATTAACACCCGCGTACGTGGTAGGCAGTTATCCATAAAAGTACAGTCTGGTGATGTGGGCGTGACTTGGCAGTTGGGTACGCCACGTATAGATATACGTCCTGATGGTAGGCGGTAATGGCTGCCGACATAGATTTTGTAGCCCCCAGACTGCCGACACCTCCACAGGGGTATGACCAACAGGCGTTCGAGCAGTTTAACAACGTATTGCGTATATACTTTAACCAGTTAGACCAAGCACTGAGAAACGCTATGGCAGTTCAAGAACCGTATGAGTTACAAGTATCTAAAGGCCAAGTTGCGGGGGCTTCTTCTTTGTACAAGTTTGGGTATAACCCAGACATAAATGGTACTGAAGAAACAATATGGTCGCAGGGTGGCGACGTAGTATGGCCTACCGCAGCGTTTACGGCGTTTATTAGCAGTTCTAGCACCGCAGACACTAGCGCAGGTACAGGTGCACAGACTGTTACTGTAGAAGGCTTAGACGAAAACTACGCTACGCAAAGTGTCACTGTCGATATGAACGGGCAGACACAGGTGCAGATTGGCGATGCGTCAGGATGGATACGCATTAATCGCGCTTTCGTTGTTACTGCGGGGTCAGGGGGCACTGCTGCGGGTACTGTCTATATCGCAGCTACTGGAGTGTCTTCTGGGGTACCTACAGGCACTATTTATGCGAGCATCACCGATGGCAACCAGACGCAGATGGCGGTTTATACCGTACCCGCTTCTCATACGTTATACCTAGATGACCTTATATTTACCGCTGCTATATCGCTGGCTAATAACTACGCTACCGTTAAACTTAATACCAGAGACTTTGGGTCGAATGTATTTAGGACTAAGTTTATCAATGTATTGCAGAGTAATGAGCTAATCGTAGATTTTGAGTTTCCTCTGGCTATACCAGAAAAGACGGATATAGAGTGCCGTGCTGTAACTAGCAATACCAACAACCAAGTCGGCGCGTCATTTCAAGGCGTTTTGATAGCGAATTAGGTGCAGCGATGATAGGTAGTTTTGGTGGTTTTGGTGGTATGGGTTTAGGGGCACTTGGAGGTCTTAGTGGGTTCGCGCCTACCCCTGCACAGATACAGGAACGCCTGAAAGCCTCTGGTATAACGAGCGTGGCACCCCCTGCTCCTGCTCCTGCTCCTGCCCCTGTCCCTGTCGTAGCACCTAGACCTGCCCCTGTAGCACCCAGACCTGCCCCTGCGCCCACACCTCCTGCACCCAGACCTGCCCCTGTAGCAC